CAGGCCGTAACGCGCGATGCCCGGCCGGTACTCCACCGGTTCCACCTTCGCACGGCCGAAATCCGTGTTGTCGTTCCAGCTGACCAGTGCGAACGTGTGGCGTGCGCGACGACCGGTGCCCTGATAGGTGAACCGCCCGTCGATGACGTTCGCCGCGGTGTAGGTGTAAACCGGGTCGCGCGGAATGTCGGCCGCGGCCATGATCTGGCCAAACCCGTAGAAGCTGATACCGCGGAACACGGACGCCATGTCCTGCAAAGCGCGGTAGGCTTCGGTCCTCGTCTGGATCTGCCCGTTGAAGGTGAAGCGCGGTTCCAGCCCGCCTTTTCCGTCACTGACCAACTGGTCGCAATATTGGGCAATCTGGTACAGGCGCCACTTGTCGACGCGCTCAGCGGGAATCAGGTTGCCAAGGGCGAAGCGATCATTGGTACAGACGTCGTAGAACACCCATGCCGGATTGTTCGACCAGGCAACTTTGAAAGTCCCGTCCCAGATTCCGGTGTACGTGCGCGATTCCGGGTCGTAGTTGGAAGGCACGCGGATGCGGCGCCACCGTCCGTAGTACGCACGCGTGGGGACGGACTGGAACTGGCTCGCATCCACCGTGAGCGCAGCAATGGCGCTGTTCGGATAACGCAGCTTCGCGTCGATGATTTCCGTTATCGCCTGCACGTACATCGTGTCGGCGATGGTGGCACTGTCCTGGTTCGGCGTAATGCGCCGGATGCGAGCCTGCCAGCTGGTTGCTCCTGGGGGAAGATCGATGCGCCGGCTGCGTTCGTAAAGGCCGCTGGCCTTGCCTGTCATCGCCTCCGAAAGCACGGTGGTGTAGGCGCCGCCATCGACGGCCAGGTCGATCGCGTACGTGATGCTGTAGCCGTTAATGTCGCCGTTGCTGGTGTCGGTCTTTTGCAGCATCGGGACAGCCAGGCGAATCCGCACGGCCGACAGTTCGGAGTTGGTGACGTTCCGTACTACCGGGTTATCGCTGCGGAGCTCTACCCCTATGCCTACTTCGTTCTCGACGCTCGGAAACCCGGCGATGTACGGCTGGTCCTGGCTGCCCGGCCGGAATTCGAAACTGACGCCTTCGAAGTTGCGCGATCCGTCGGCGTTCTCGACGGGGGTGCCATCGAGGTAAACGCCCTTGAGGCCTTCGTAGCCAGGCGCCACCAGCCCCTCCACCTCACCTTCACCAATCAGGTCAAGGATCTTGGCGTACGCGATGCTGCGCAGGCTGTCCTTGGCCTCAACGGGCTGCCGGCCGCTGCCCGCGCCCTTCTTGGCTCCGCGCAAGTCCAGAGGTGCGTTCACTGCTGATCCTCTGCGTAGATCCCGGCGGAGATCACCGCGCTGCCGCACCAGCACTCCCCGTAAGCGGCGGGCACTGCGCCGCCTTGCGCCTGGGTGTTCACCGGCCCATTGAACCCATAGCTCGGCTGGTTCGACGGGCTGTCTTTCGCCCCTATGCCCTTGGGTTGAGGCGCCAGCATCTGGGTGATGCCTCCGATGATCATGGACAGGCCGATGCCGGCGGCAACGCCCGCCACGCCGCCCGCGCCCAACGCCAGCGCCCAGGTGGCGCCGCCGGTGAAGAACCCGGACACGAAGATCAGCGCGGCGCCAAGGATCACGCTGAAAGCACCTCCGCTTTTGCTGCCCATCAGGATCGGCGCGATGCGGATGTCGTCGGTGCCCGGCGGGTCCAGCAGTTGGTCCTTGGTGATGTTCTGGCGACCATGGAAGACAGCAAACGCCAGGCCGCGGTCCTTGGCTTCATTGAGGAATCGTTTGAAGCCAGGTAACTGCACCGACAAGGCGTGCACAGCTTCGGCGGCATTCGCCACCGCGAGCTGGTGCACGCGGCCGAAACGAACACCGAATGCGCCATAAAGGCGAACGGTCCGCAGTTGGTCAGCCATGGCGCTTGCGCATCTCCCGGTGCCGAAGAATGAGGCGCGTGCACTCGCGCCAATATCCGCCGTACACCGTGCGTTCGGACAGGCGGTCGTAAAGGTGGTGAAGCATCCCGTTGGCCACTGGCGCGAGGTGTGGTGCCTCTGCCAGTCCTTCGTCACCCAGCAGGATGCCGGCATGGTTGGTCACGGGGGCACGCACCTGCATCCACACTACGTCACCGCGGCGCGGTGCGTCGGTGACCAGCGAGAACCCCTCTGCGTGGGCGCGTTCGATCGTGTAAAGCTCCTGGCCCTTGTGCCACCAATCGTCTTCGCGATCGTAGTTTCCCAGATTGATGCCAAGTTCGCGGTCGTAGAAGTCGCGCACCAACGTGTAGCAATCCAGCACGCCGTGGGCAAACTGACGACCCAGCAGCGGCGCCACGTAGCCGCATGGTGCGATCGTCTGGATATCGCCGCACTCTGGCCGGCCATCCACCTGCCCCACGCTGACGATGTGCCATGTCAGGCCGCTGACCTCGCATTGCACGCGGTCGGCGTCGGACGGCATGGCGGAAGCATTAGGGTGGCTATGCACCAGCGCGACCAACTGTCCACGATCTTCCGCGTTGGCCAGGTCGTCGTGCGGTAGGACGAAGTGTTCCGACGGGCTGCTCGCAACGTTCCGGCAGCCGATGAACTGCAGGTCTCCGTCTATGTCTACCACCAGCCCGCACCCCTCGCGCGGGAAGGCGGCCGTCATGTGTTCTTGCACCGCCTGCAGCAGCGCACCGGAAAGGCTCATGTGCGCACCAGCCCCGCGGCTGGAAAGCCGCCGTATGGAATTTCGTTGTTGGGGCCGAAGCGGTTTTTGCAGCCCGTCAGGGTTCCGCTGCACACATCCAGTGCAGGGTCGGCGACCGGCTGGTCGTGGATGTCGAAGTACAGCGAGCCGGTGTAACCGCAGTACGGCCCCCGGTAGCCGCCGCGCTGAATCAATCCGCACATGCCGGCGTGAATCTGGCGCCCTGGGAACTGAACGCCCGCGAAGTCAGTGGCGGACGACAGTTCGAACTCGATCCGCTCTTTGTCTTCGTAGGCCTTGCGTTCGATGTACCAGATGTCGTCTGGAAAGTGTTCCTCTGGGTTTGCTGTCGGATTGCCATCCGGAAAGTTCGCAGCATCCAGGTACTTCACCAGCGTACGCCGCACGGTGACCAGCGCGCCCACCATGTCGTCGAGCAACAAGCACAACGCGCCGATCATTCCATTGACGTTGGCCACGCGCAGGGTCGGCGTTGGCGGCTGGTCCCCCGTGCGCTCGAAACCCTCCGCTTCGAACGGCCACGCTTCGTACTGCTGCCCCTGCCACCAGATGGGGCCCTGCTGCAGGTAGCGATGGAAGAACAGCTGGTCGCCGCCGATGTTGCGGGCGTCGACTTCGATCAGGCGCACTTGGCCGCCTGGTTCCAGCTTCTGGATGTCCGCCGTGATGCTCATTCGACCCAGCCGAATTCACCTGGAAGGGGCATCAACGCCATGACGTGATCCGGTGTGGTCACGCCCTCGGGGATGGCGTTGAGGATCTCGTATCCCTTGGCGTAGACCGCATCGCGCCAGGCAATCGCCGCTTCCGCCTCCTGCTGGAATGCGGGGTTGGTGCTGGCCGCATACGACGCGCAGGACACGATGTCGTCGTAGCCCTTGGCCTGAACCACAGAGTCCAACCACTCACTGATCCTGGACTTTGTCTCCGTAATCAGCTCTTCAAGGCTCCTCCCTGGCGTGGCCGGCACATTTCCTTCAGCGACCCACGCTTCGTAAGCGGACCACCATCGGTGCCCACGGGGAATGAAGGCCCCGGAAACTATGTCCTTAACCACGTTCTCGTCACCGGTCAGCTCGTACATGTCTCAGATCTCCGCATCGGCCGTGAAGTGGCCGGTGATGCTGTAGCCCGCCTGGGCGGATTGCGCGGTATTCCACTGCGCGAAGAACCCGCTCTCGCTTATTGCGAACAGGGATGTCGCCTTGCTGACACCGCCAATGTTCTCCTGCGTCTGACCGCTGGCGCCGGTGTTCGGGTTGAAGATCGCGACCGCTGGAGCAGCGCGCTTGCGCGTCTGGAAGGTGATGGGGAGATTCGCCCGGTATGCGGAAGAGGGCATTCCTTCCATCTGATTCACTCGCTGCCCGGTGACGCTTACCGAGCCTGGGGCGACGCCGAGGTCGTAACTCTTCTCGTAGTAGCGCTGGCA